CTGCACTTTAAGTGCAGGAGAGGCAGAAGTTACTTGGGACAAAAGTAGTAGAATTTTCTATTGAATGTTGTTCTTCGGAACAACTCCTCATATAGCGAGTTCGCCCTATTTTTGGGCTTCAATTATCTAGACACCCGTCCCTGGGTGCATTTTGAACATTAACAATGTTCCTTCTGGCCTGATTGACCAGTAGTATAGAAGTGAATAAATAGACAAATCACTTCATGTATTCTTATTTTTTGATATTGCCCTTAGTCTATTCGGCAAAGAAATATAGAATCATGAACGCGCTGGAGAGCGTCGATCTTAAATACTTGTTGCGCTTAGGAAGCGCAGATCATAAATATCCAGTGTTATATTGATGAAATTAGTTACTATTGTAACGTATGACACGACAACTTATTTCCTATCACAGTACATCGTTCGAGGAATTGAAAAAAGGAACGAGGTGCTAAAGCTGTAATCAACAGCAGATACTTTATATGGTAGTACCAGAATTGTATGCTCATATCCGTAGGGTCACCTAAGCAGTGCTTTACGAAGAATTGTCAACGAATTAATTCTGTTGGTGCGCGTGTAGTCGTATAACTCTACACAAACTGCCCACACGGGGAGAAATCACTCGAAATTTTCGATGTCATTATCCACGTGGAACCGTAGAATCGGGTACTGTGCCTATTTGAAAGAGCTTGCTCTTAGTAGACAGTTAAAAACCTTTATGGTGAATAACCCCCGGTTCGCTTGTTGAACAAACAAACCCCCCCCCCCGGTGGTTTGTTGTTCGCAGCGGTTGGCAATTCATTTTATTAATCATGAATAGTCAATCAAGTGAACAGCAAACGAGCGCTTTTAGCGCACTATATGTTATTTTGGTACTGTGTACCCTTTGTATTTTGTATGTGTCATTTCTCGTAGTGAGAAAGAGTGTGGAAAGCCATTCTGATAAACAGATGGCTCGGATGAAGTTCAGGCGCAATAGGCGTGCTGACAAGGTGGAAACGGAAAAGGCGGTGCGCAGACTCTTGCAAAGTGATGTAAGAAAAACTGCGAAGCATAAGAAGAGCACGGAGAATGTCATTCGTAGACTTCCCCTAGGTGCTAATTGCCTCAATTCACATGGATGGATTGAGGACAAAAAATGGACAGCCATTCGGTCGTTGGCATATCAGCATTGCGTAGATGATAAGAGTAAGAAATTTATTTCAGCTCTATTCTTTTGCGCTTTAACATGCTGGCATGCTACGTCTGATATCGCTGTCGTTTCTGCTATCATGCAATTCGTTAATTCGGAGCTTTCAGGTCGTGGAGGTGTTGTCGATGATATTTGGCAAATCCTTATGAAAATGAAAGGCGTGAGTGATGTAGAAACGTGTGATTTTGACACTTTACGCAGTCACAGCTTGAAGGATAACTTGATGACGAGCATTTCCATGTTGCGTTCCGATTGGAAGCAATTTAAGAATATGCCCTTATTCAATGATTTCCATCATTTGTTGTGTGCGTTAACTGTCTTTGGTTTGTTACCTCCAAAAAACACAGATGTCAACATCGGTAGTATTCGTCTTTTCAGTGTTCGCACTCAAGATTTGACTATGAATGCTGCAGATGCTTTTGATGCTGTGTTTAATGTTGTTACGTACTTGTTTGAAAGTGGTGTTTATGCCTTTTCCACCAAATCATTGCGACCCTTCTTCTTTGAAGATAAGGAAGCTCTTGAGATTGACTTGGAATATGTTCGGCTAGCACCCATGATAGATCACATTGTCACAGGTAATTTGGAAAAATTGTACTCGAAAACTGATAAAGAACTCGAAGAAGAGATTACTGATTTATTCGATCGATTGAAAAGATTGAGTAGTACTGTGAAAGGACCTATGCGGCAAATTATTCTAAGGAAAATGGAAAATGTTGCCCGTTGGTTGGATAAAGTGATTGATGCACGCATTGCATGTGGATCGCGAGAAGCGCCATACTCACCTGTTATTGTGGGAGATTCCAATATTGGAAAAACATCTCTCACTCAAGTTATAGCTCGTGAAATTGGTGTTCGCCAGGGTTTTAATACCACTGCTCGCTACCAATGTGTGATCCAAGGAAATGATAAATTCTGGACATCTTACAAAGGTTATACCGAAGTCGTCATCTTGGATGATTTTGGTAATACCAAGGTAGATTACATGCAGGAAGATGAGGGTTCCAAGCAAATTATGATAAAGAACAATCAGATGTGCTATGCTCCTAAAGCTGATGTTAGCGAAAAAGGACGCATTTCTGTGCAACCGAAATTGCTTCTGATCAATTCCAACGCAGAATCCATGCTATCGGAAATGTCAGTTTGTCCTTATTCCCGCTATAGGCGTGGTGATGTATATATTCGTGCAGTTGTGCGCGATGAATATGCACGCGTCGTTGAAGGCGAGAAAAAGAATGAAATTGATGCCATGAAAGTACAGGATTTACATGCGCGACGTGATGAGAACGGACAGTATATGTTTAATGAACGTGGAAAGGTTATTATTGATCTACCCACTTTGCCAAATTTGTGGCACATTACTCTACAAAAGCCTTACGA